TTTCTTCTGCGTGAGAGAGCGCGTAATTTTTTCTCGATTTATGCTGGAGATTATCCGCAATGTCGTAGAGTTTGGTAGTTCTTCCATCTTCTGTTTTACGGAGTCCTCTTCCAATCGATTGTAAAACTCGAATCTGGCTTTTAGACGGCGATGCAAAGATGATGTTGTGGAGATTACGAATATTAATCCCAGTGGAAAAAGTACCCAAGCTGGCCACGATGATAGCATCTTTTTGTCCTTCTGTTATTTTTCTAATAGCCTCTCTATCAGATGTTTCGGTTGCACCACTAACAAAGAAAACTTTTCTTTCCTCCTTAGCCTTACTATTTATTAAATCAAATAATACCTTTCCGTGCTTTTCGACAAATTGAAACAAAACAAGTGTATTACCTTTTTGATCTATTGCTAAGTTACGTATAAAATTATTTCTTTTCTGACTTCTTATTATTAAATCTATTTCATTTTGATATTTTAATCCAACAGCCATCTTTCTTATTTCTTCTTCATGCTGTAGTTCTATTAAAAATATATCTAATGGTGCTAACGTATCTTTATCCTGCAAGTCTTTAGTGGAAGTTACTTTCATAACTTTTCCAAATAATCCTTCTAATACTAATTGATGAGTTTGTGTACCGTCCAGAGTTCCAGTTGTCCCAAATCTATATTCAGAAAGTCTTGCTTTATTCATTATATTAGTTAAAGATTTAGATTTAAATCCATGACATTCATCACCAAAAGTTATACCAAACTGCTCAAACCAAGTATATGGAAGTTTGTATATAGATTGCCAAGTACTGATAAAAATTCTTTCTTGTATACTAGTTTTAGGTTTTCCAGAATATATCACATGACATTCTTCATCAGCATTCCAAGAATTATCATTAGATGAATAGTCTTTAAAATCTCCAAACATCTGTTCTACTAAAGAAGTTGTTGGAACTATTATTAAAACTTTTTCATCAAAATTTTCTAAGTACCATCTCATTAGTATGTATATTATTAATGACTTACCAGAGCCAGTTGGTGATAGCATTACAGCTCTTTTTCTTTTGATACTTTCACATATTGCGTTGAATTGATAATCTCTTATCTCAATAGGCTGACCTCCATTATGAAGATCTAAATCTTTTATGAAATCCATTATTTCATTCGCATCTACATCATTAAAAGATTCTGGTGGTCCATAATCGCTATCTTCATAATCTATAGCATATCTTCTTTTTTCAGCAAATTCTTGAACATATGGTAATAAACCACATGGTAGCTCTTTTGTTTGAGCATTAAATAATCTCACCTTACCGTCCCACACTCTATTACGATATAAAGGCATGTACTTATATCCTGGAACAAAAAAAGAAAAGAAGTCACTGAGTTCAGCTGCAACTCCAAAATCACATCCTAAAAACATAGAACTGTGAGACTTTTTTTGTATTACAATTTTATCCACCGGCTTCGAAATTCTTCCATTTTATTATATTGCCAATCGTTTGATGTCGCCATCTTAATGTCTCAACCATTTCTTGTAATGTTTCAACCAATGTTTTGTAGTAGGTAACTTTTTCTTCGCTCTTCTGTATGTCTTTATCCGTATCATACCAGTGATGCATATCTGATTTCATTATCTTTAATCCTTTAAAAGGATCATAGTCCCAGCCATGCTCATCTATTTCTTCTTTTGACATCTTATTATTATAATAAAGCCACTTATCTTTAAGCAATGTTTTTTGATTTAATTGTGATTTTTTTGATTGCAGTTTTGCTAATGATAATAATTTAAGATATTTAGCATGCATTAATGCAGTATCTAATGAAGCACTAGATAGATCTTTATCATTAATTTTACTATCTTTTTCCCAATCAACTAATATTTCTTCAAGGTTTAACAAAAATAATCTCCGTCAGTTATAACATATGTATATTAGAAATAGAATGTTTATTCATTACGTAATTTTCGTCACTATTTACTCTTTTTATTATACCATAAATTTTAGCATTTGTAAACTGATCAGTTGATATATCAACATGTATATAATTAAAAATTCTTCGAAGAACATACAAATTTACATTTTCTTTATATAGATCTTGAACACATATTGCTGCTCTTGGTACGCCCTTACTTTCCAGCAAATCCCATATTATTTTATTCTTATCATTTGGATTTGTTCTATCATAAAATAGTATAGCGCTGTAAGTATAATAATTTAAAATGTTGTGTATGTCTTTTAATTCTTCTTTTGTATGATCTTCAGTAATAACTACACCACACATCTTTTTTGATATTATGTTTCTTATTTCCATTGTTGATCTGTTATGAAAAGATATGTTGTCTTTTTCAGCATACTCTTCTTTACTTTCCATTAAAAATTTTAATAGAATATTTGCTGGACAATTTTTATTCGTGAAAATGAGTAAAGGTCTGTACTTTCCTGAAAAAGATTTTATATGCTGAGCATTTTTATCATATTTCACGTAGCCTTCTTGAGAAGGAACATCATTATTTTTTATCATATTAAGCCGTTAGTATTTCAAATGAATCAATTCTAAATGTTATTGGAAAAGTTACTATATCTGTATCAGCTACAGTAGCTTCAAAGTTTATCGCACCCAAGCTTGTAGGAATTGCATTAACATACTTAAACTGTTTTATTATATTATTTGCACTTGACATTATAGACAAATATATATCTGTTTCAAGTAAGTCTAATCCAGGAACTTGACCATCTTGATTACTTCTTGCAAGAGTCAATTGCTCAAGTGAATTATATATTTCACTATAGCCTTTAAAATCTTCATCAATGATTACATCCATAACTAATTCATCATAGTTTAAAGTATCTCCAGGAATTGCTAATGTTCCAAGTCTAGAAACAGGTGCAGGTGCTCCAGTAACTGCTAGACCTGGATGTACAACTCTCTGACAATAAAATTCTAAGTTACCAAATCTTTTTCTTTCAATTCGGACTTTAAATTGTGATGGTTGAAAGTAATTGTAATTTGTATATTCTTCTGCCATAATGATATTTATATAAAAAAATAGGGGCTCCGAAGAGCCCCTGAGAGTGTAGAAGTGAAAATCTTCTTATGCGAGTATGTTATCTACTCTGAAGATTCTGTAGTATTGGTTAGTCTTTGCTGATGCAAGACCATTAGAAGGAGTAGATCCTACAAATGGGTTTGAGACCATTCCATATCTGGTTTTAAAACCAATTTTTGGTTGGAATGTATTCTCTGATACAGCTCTGACCATTGTTAGTGGTACGTATGGGCAATAAAAGAGACCAGCATCGTATGCATTTGTTCCCTTATAACCAACTGTGATGTAGTCTACAGTTGCATATGGGTCAATGTATACTCTTGTTCTTCCGTTTAGAACACCAGCAAAAGTGTTACCTGTGTCATCAACATTTAATGCTGTTGATAAAGCAGGAGCGTAGTCTAGCATTCCAGTTGAGGATAATGCACTTGCAACATCTGATGAACAGATGATGAAGTTACCACGTCCACGTCTGGTTTCTTTTGCGATTGTGTTGGCTTCACGGTCGATTTGGACCATTAGACCTTTGAACTTTTCAACTGACCATCTACCATCAGCGTCTGAGTTAAGATTAAATACACCGTTAACAGCTGTGTTTGCTGTTGATGCACCTGTCTTTGCCTGACCGTTGATAGTTCTGATAACTTCTCTGTTGATTTCAGCTAGAATTTCGGCAGAAAGAATGTTTGATAATTCCTGCTCAGCGTCAAGACCATGAATCGCTTTTAGGTCTTGTGCTAGTTCCAAGCTGTATTCAGCTTTGAGTGCTCTTGACTTTGCAGTCACAGTAGCTTTCTCAATGGTAAATCCCATTTCACCGAAAGCTGAAGAAGGTCCGGACCCTGAAGATCCTAGACCTTCAGCGTTTCCTGTTTCCATTCCAACACCTGTGTTAGCAGCAGCACCCGCGGAGTCAACAGCTGCTAAAGTTCCGAGACCTGATGGATCGGCACCTTGTGCACCAGCTGAGTTACCTTGGAAGTTACTTGCGGCAG